CTGTCTTTGCCGCCTGAGAACAGGAGAGCCGTATCCATTACATAGCCACCAATTGAGAGATTGTCAGGGCGGTTGTAGCGGCGCTGCCGACAGCACCAAGGCCAGTCAAGAAGTTGCTTGCACCAGGGCCACCCGTCTTTGTTTGCGTCTGCGTTCCACCGTAAGGTGTAGCAGATGTAGCAGACAAGAGAAGGTTAAGCCCCTCAATTGGATAGTTCTTTTTCTCAAGGAACTTGGCATAAGCCTCATCAAGAGCGGCCTGTGCAAGTGCCTGCTTCTGCATACCAACATTCTCAACGAGAGCCGCTTCCTGCTGACGAGCCGCTTGCCCAGCAGTGGTAAGATTGCCCAATGCAGTAGCCCCAGCGATGTTGGTCGCAGCACCCTGAAGACCAGCAGCCTGATTTGCCATAGAGGCTTGAAGCGCCCTAGCATAATCGCCAGACTGAAGTGCGGCAGCCGTATCAAAGCCCTGTGCGCGCAACTTGGCAGAAAGCTCTCCGACGCCCCTAGCCGACTCGGCAGCAGCAACACCCTCTGCAATGCCCTGACGAGAACCGCCAAAAGCGCCAGCCTTCGCGGCATTGGCAGCAATCTGGTTTTTAGCCTGTTCCAGCGAGCGTCCAGATGCCTCAATGGCCTTTTGCTCAACATTCGCAATATACGGGTTCATATAGCTGGAAATATCTCCAGTAAGGAAACTGCCAGCCTGAACATCTTGCGGCGTATAAGCGGCACTACCAGCAGCAGCCTTTTGAGCCGCCTCAAAGTTAGGAGCCGCCTGCCCAACGCCCTTCTGAATTATGTCAAATGCCTGCAACTGTTCAGGCGAGAACCCAGCCGTAATCTGGCCCGTATATGCCTCATATGGCCGATCGGCAATCCCTTGGGCCTTCGCCAGATTGCTTTTGGTAATTTCTTCAAGCCACTTAGGAAGCTCGGTCTTGTTGGTAATTGTCTGTGCTGAAGGTTGGCCACCCATTATTCATACTCCATGACGATCATCTTGCGTTTCCAGCCTTTAGCCTTGAGGGCTTTCTCAAAGCCGGGACGGACCAAAGCGCGACCGAACTCACATCCTTTTTCACTCGCAAAGGCTTTTAACTTTTCGTCCAAAGCCATCACCGAATCCATGTCCCCGGCAGCGAGAAAGACACTGAGGTATCTCTTCGCTGGCGCTTGAACGATTTCTGTGACCACAAGAGCCCCGTCGTTCCAAAACGCCTGCATCTTTCCCGTTTCAAGCCCAAAGAGAATGTCTTCAAGCTCATGTGTGTTTCCCCCAACTCGCAGCGCCTTTCGGAGCTTAGTAAGGAGGCGCTCCTGATTGTCCAAGTGGAACCGCCGTAGTCGTTAGGTTTCCAGCATTATCTACACTTACTTTATACACTGAACCGTCAGGCGATTGAAGCAGGACACCATCAACTGCTTCAATTCTGCTGACAGAAAAGCTCAATAGCCCGTCCAAACTGGAGAAAGCCCTAAGAAAGTAGGACGAGTCATAAATCTGGGGAGGTGGGGGAAGGTTCACTCTCATCGTCCACCTCCACCTTGGAAGTCAATTCTGGTCTCGCCAATACTCCATGGGCCATCCTGAGTAGATGCAATCCGCATACGGAAGTCACGGCCAGTCACCCTCATATCCATATACCCATCAGACCTGGGACTGAAGGGACCATACGTATATTCCGTACCCTGTGGGGTCATGGAAGCATAGACCGTGATCTGGGTGCTGTCGTAGGAGTAGCCGTTGTCCGTGATTGCCTGCTTCAGATGGGACAAGGTTCCACCGCTCTGGATGTTCAAAGCGCCAGTCTCGGCATAGCGTTCTGTCTCAATAGGAGTACCAGCAGCCGTCCAGCCGTTCTCCTGATAGTAGATTTCATTGTTCTCATCTGCAGCCATAGGATATGGGAACACACCAGCCCCGTGGCAGGCCGTTCTGGTCATTGTGTTGCCGACACCCCACCAGCCTTCAGCATAGTTGTAGAAGACGCTCAGATTTGGAACAGACGATCCAGGCGACGGATACCAAAACCACACTTCTGGGAAGATGTTGTTTTCAGACCCGTGCGTATAGATTGATCCAACTTCTGGGTCGATATTATCAAAAACACTAGAACCAACATCGCAGGCCAGAGGGCGAACGACGCCACCGTCATAGAGCCAGAAGCTCTCCTTACCCATCCAGACGCAGCGGCCAGCAGTCGTAGCAAAGGCGCGAGGAGCAATAAGACCGCATCCGAAGCCAATACGCTCAATGCTATAGATGTACGGCAGACCGATATAACGCATCAACCATGCTTCATCCTGCGTCCATATCAGAGTTCCTTCACGGACAGCGGCGCACATGATGATCTTGCCTGCCGTGTCCAGATCAAGATAACCAGCCGTGTTGGTTGGGTCTGCGAAATTCCAGTCTGAATAATCCTCACGCGAAGACCAAGCCACACGGCGGGAATTTCCACCCGATCCAATCAGAACAGCGTGGCGCTCCTGAGTGACGATGACCGCGCGGTTATTCTGAGGAGGGAGGTCTGAAGTCTGTGCGCTTGCTGTACCACCAGTTCCAGTAGTGTTTGTGCCAGAACTAGCAAAAGTAAATGTAGTCAGGCTAGGCGTCGAGGTAATCGTGTGCGTTCCGTTAAAAGAACCTACAGAGTTACCAGCGACAATAATGACATTTCCAGCCGTAAAGCCGTGATTCCATGTCGTTGTGACTGTAGCCACGTTAGACAGGCGAGTGATGGAAGTGATCGGCTCAATACCAACAACAGTGGCCTGACCTTCCCCCTCCTGCCAATGCAGAAGACGGCCATCGCTGGAGGCGACAGCAAGCATCTCCCCGCCCCAGTTATCAATCGTCCAAGAGAACGGGGGGAGGAAAGCAGAGGATTCCGGGCGACGATCTGCCACCGGCAAAGCTGCCGTTCCACCACTTGAGGAAGCATTGGTTGCCGTCTGGGCATAGGTGAAGGTTGTGAGCCCGGTTACAGTAACCGTAAAAGTGCCGTTAAAGCTCGCGTCCGTAACCCCGGCAATCAGAACCGACATCCCGGTGATGAATTTATGGTTCTCTGATGTTGTGATCGTAACCACATTGGTCGTTCTGACAGCCGTCGAGATGCTTACAGACGCGAAGTCGAGACCATACAGCAACTCGCCGTAGTCATAGGCTCCATAGCCGCCGACAGTATCATCTTCAGGCGCAACGAACCCAGTCGGCGTTATGTCCGTGTAAATAGAGCCCTGAAGGGCAAAGAGCTTGTCCTCGCACCCAATCAGGCCAAGAGGCGTCCCACCAGTGCTTGTGAAGGTGAAGATCGTCCTCGGTGTGCTGGCGAGAGGGGAACTGGTAATACGCTGCCAGCCTCCAACCGGAAGCAGCTTTCCAGAACGCCAGCGGATCAGGTTCGCATCCCAAAAACGCCCCTTCACCTGAAGAGGAGTTGCGGGCTTTACGACCCCAGGAGGGATGTTCATCGGAGCCAGAGGCATTACTTCTTACCCTCGCAAAAGCCTTCTCGGCGCGCGTTATTTACTTTCACCTCAACAATGGTCTGCGGCGTATCCGACTTTGACCATGAGATGTCTTTCCAAACCGTACAGACAGCAGGCTTAGTCTCTACGATGCCCATCATTTTCGAGCAGCCGGTCAGGAGTAATAGCGGCATTATCACCAGCACGGATCGCATTTTGGGTTCTCTCCAAGATTTCCTGCGTGGCCTCGGCTTTGTACTCCGACACGGCTTCTGAACGGATTTTAACATAAATACCAGCCAGAACCACAAAGGCAAACGCCGCTATAGCTATATATCGACCAATCGGCGTGAACAGGAAAGGTATCATACCCCGTTCTCCTCTAGGTGCTTCTTGCGCCAAAACCAGATCGCTGCGCCAGCCAACACGATAGCCGCCATCATCAGGAAGTTGGTGTTCTTCAGAAGCCCCAAGGCCGTCTCGAAGATGCCGGACGCCTCTTGGACCTGAGCAACGACCTCTTTAGCTGCCGCAACACCACCAAGAGCGCCAGTAACCAGAGCCGCATTTCCTTGCTTACTGGTTGCCATCGTCTTCGGAGGTTCTGCCGGTCCATCATAATTGTCAGCCCACATCTTCTTCGCAATGACCAGGCAAGCCTTGCGGTCAGCAATCCCGTTCAGTCCCCCATTGATCTTCTTGGTGATGGCAACGCAATCATCCTTGTCGGCAAGCGCGTTCAGCTTTCTCGACTTCCAGTACTCACATGCGATCTTGAGCGCCACATCCGGCTGGGCAGCGAGATCAGGATTTCCGACCAGATCAATCCCAAGACTGTCTCCGTACTTCTTGTAATTGGCACGGCCAGTAAGCTGGAAGATACCGCGACCGCGATACTTGAACCCGTCACCCGTCTCGGTATTGCCTAAATCCTTACGACCTTCGTATCGAGACTGTGCTGGTGTCGGACCCCATACCTCGAACATGAACCGGAAGTTGCCGGTTTCATGAGCCGCTTGAGCCCAGAAGTGAGATTCGCGGAGAGCTGTGTTTATCTCATATTGCGATAGGATTTCAGGTGCTGCATCTGCGAGCTTATTAAGGAGATCAGCCTTAGCGCGAGGACCAAGTGCTTTCAGATCGTCTTTGAGGCTGGTTTCCATGATTATCTCGCTATGACCATTATTCCAATTGCGCCCATCACTAGGATGAACACAAGGATTGCTGCTATTAGTCCGAAGAACTTTATCTCCTCTATCTGTTCTTCTCTTTCTTTCTGGGCAACAAGAGCCGCTGCCTTTTGCTCTTTTTTGATCCGAGTTGTCTCGGCCATCACCCAATCCCAAGCCTGTAGACCTTGTTCTGATATGAAAAGGTTCTTGGCTTCGGCAAACATCTTCTCAACTTCACGCTTCGCCATAAAGGCGTCCATAGCCAGCTTTTCGGCGCTCTCTTTTCCAAACAGCTTTGGCTTTGGAGGGTCTGCTGCAATTTGCGTCAGCTTGCCCATGGAATCCATAAGTGAAGAAATGTCCTTGAACATTCCCTGCACTTCTTTACCTAGTTTTATTCCTGTCTTGATGGCCTCATAGCTCCCCTTCGCCACTGCCAAAATAGTTAAGGGGTCCACTATTCCTCCTATCTGTCAGCCTTCTGGTCTAGACGATCAAAAATACGCTCAAACATGACTTCAATCCGCTTCATCGTTTCTGAGTAGTCGGATTTCTGCACGTAGTTCGTAGGAAGATTAACCTCCAAGTCGTGAAGATCACGTTGGAGGTTCTGTGTTGTTTCCCATATCTGCCTAGCGAACCACCCGATAACTGTCAGGATCACACCAAGTCCAGCGTTGATGATTGTCTGGGTTTCCATCGCGCCGCTCGTATATTACGCGCCTGAGAGGACAGATGGCCAAACAGCCTTCAGTTGCTCCGGCGTAGAGGCGGCAGCAATTGCTGGATCGGAAGTAACGTCACGAAGCTCTTGCTTCTTGCTAACGATAGCCGACGCATCCAGTCCCTGCTCAATCGCAACCATGTAGGCGACATCAAGGTCTTTGAACAAAGGTGCGCGAGCCTGACGCATTGCATCTTTATGGATTTCGCGGGCCTTATCCATGTTGATCGTAATCATTCCACATACTCCCAAGCATCGCGAAATGTGCGGTCAGTAGGGATGTCAGAGACATCAACGATTTTATATGTCTTTCCAGCCGGAACATCTTTTGCAGCAACCGCTTCAATCCCATGCTCTGCAACGAACTCTGGAGCAGGGACAATGACGGCAACTGTCCCGGCGTCTGTCTGGTAGATAATGCGTTTATCGGTCATTTATCTCTCCTGTTAACGAAGAACAACTGCGTTAACGATGGCGTAATCTGTAGCAACAACGCTACCAATATTATACCCAGTGCGGAGCTTGAAAGAAGATGTTGTAATAGCGCCTGGTACAACCTCTCCAAGACCTAAGTTTGTCTCGTCAGTACCTTGAGCACCTGAAACACTAATGGCATAATTGACGTTTGGCATAGCAGTTGTAAGGTTTACAGTATAATCACCTGTACCATTATCTGTAATACTTGTGACGTTTCCAGATGCTCGAATGGCAACAGTTCCAGTGCCGTTGAAGTTCACCCAAGCACGGCATCCGTACGCAACCGCAGATGAGCCGTATCCGCTGTTGAACGACAAAAGCCCTGCGGCATCCCAAGACGGACCTCCAGTCGAAATCTTTGCGGGGGTAATAGACCCATCTGCCGTTCCAGC